TTTCACACCTGTCGGCTCTATAATTTCTTGGGGCGGCAAGGCAAATGAAGTTCCTCAAAATTGGATGTTGTGTGCTGGTGATGCACTAGGCAAGAGCGAATATTCTACGCTTTATAGCAAGATAGGCGATTCATATAAGATAATTGGTTTGGAAAATGCAATTTCAACTGGAGTAACGGCTAATGATAGACTCAGTTTGAAGTTCATTGAGGAACTTGAAGATAAACCAGCAGCGGGTCCGGGAAGCAGTAATATACACAATATTGTTGTCGGATCAAAATATAAACTGAGTTGGAATGCAGATGACAGCATTGTTGTTGCAGATGTTGTTGCCATTGATGACCCCAATAAAACTGTTACATTTAGATATATCAATGACCATCCAGATACTACAACCGCTCACACATCAACTCGTTTTGGTGATTTGAGCGGTGGAGTCGTATCAACAATTACAGTTCAATCTCTAGCACATGGAGAAGTGACTGGAATTACTAGTGACTATTTCTTCGTTCCTGATCTTCGTGCTAGAACCATATTCGGAGTAGGATCAAGTGTTGGATTGACTTCAACGGGATTTAGTCGTGGTGACATTGCGGGTTCGCAAACACATCTTCTTACAGAAGATGAAATGCCGAGTCACTCACACGACAGTAAAGTCACCTCTACTACCACATCAGCAGGATCATACTATTTAAATGTTGCCGCAGGACAACCCACACAAGCCGCTACATTCCAATCAACTTTAGCATCTTCAGAAGTAACAGGTAGTGATGATGCGTTTAGCATCTTGCCACCTTATGTTTCTTGTAATTGGATTATTCGTTGGAAAAATCCTGGCGGGATTTTGATAGATGAATGTCTTCCTGGTCCAACCGGTCCAATGGGAAATACAGGTAATACTGGCCCAACAGGACCGCCCGGCCCTCCAGGACCGGGTGGCGGCGGTGGACCTCCTGGTCCTCCTGGTGAAAATGGCAGCAATGGTCCTCCTGGTCCTCCAGGTGAGGCATGTCCCTGCGAAGCAACAGAAGGGGCTTTCCTTGAGACATCAGTTTTCGTTGGAGAAAACACGATTTATGATGGCAGCAGAATTCCTCCTGTAACATCTACTACACTATCTCGTCTCTCGGGATCCGTTAATCATCCTACTAATTGGAATTATTTTACAGATAGACTAACGAACAACAACACACCCTTCTCTCAATTCTTCAATGGGGTTCAGCATTTCAATGAAATCAATCCGCAAGAACCTGCTGACCTAACACAACTTGAAAGTTCATATAGATCTGTTTTCGCTATGCCAACTCGGTATCAGGAAAGAGATATAAGTAGCACAACCAATTTAATACTGGTTGAGGAAAGAAAAGACGAAAACTCAAAGCAAATGAATTTCGTCTTCTTGCCCGGTGTCTATGAGATGGACAAACCCTTCTCAGTATTCGGGACGAGAAAAATAGCAATTGGCGGTGGGCCTGGATCCGTTGTTGAAATCCCGATAAGTCAAGTTGGAATTGATTATGCTTATTCTGCCACAGGTGCTACGGAAAACAATCGTTTCTACTTGAAGTGTCTTGCTAGTACAACCGGACACGCAAACCCATTAGTTGCAACGGGAAATTATGCACTCATTGAAGGTAGACACTTGAGATTCACAAATGTTGTTCCTTTAGGTTACACTGCGGGAACTTCGGTTGGTGGATACACCGGAGCATCGGGAGCAACATTCGGTTTCTTGACTTCTTTACTTGGTTCTTATCCTTGCGTTCTCAATGGATGGGCTACAGGGGGATCGAAGAATTCAAGTTTCACCCTTGAAGTTCCACACAATCCTGTCACTGTGATTGCAACAACTGGTGCTTCACTTCCTCCACTTGGAGTTCCTTATGGGGCAACATTTGGTACAGGTGCAGGACAAGCATCTGGATTGTCAGCAATGACAATCATGAAAACCATTTTCCATGTGAATAATGATAATGGATTCTTGGTTGCAGATAGAAACACAAATGTTTATATCGGTGGTGGATCAGATACTTTCAATCTCCAACCAATCATGATTGTAAATATTGCGGACCCTGACACAAATGTTGAAGGGAATAGTAAAATAACATCTAATTCAGTTGGAATTCAGTCCGCAGGTAATGTGTTTATTGCTGACAGAGTGGGGATTTATGGGTTCCCGACAGCGGTTCATATAACTGATACCGGAAGAGCAGTTATAAACAAAGCATCTTTTGTAGGTAATTATTCTGCTATTGCATCTGATGGTGGATCTTTATCTGTGAAGGGAGCAATCGTAAATAGAAACGAATTTGGTGTTTCACTTGCATCGGGAGCAAAAGCAGAAATAAAGGATAGTACTGTTTTTGCTAGAAATGGTGTAGCAATAGTTGCGAATAGTTCAAGAGTATTCTTAGATGATCCGTCTAAAGATAGTGCTGCCATTATTCGTTCTTCGCCTGCTCTTGTTGCCTTCAACTCAAGTATTAGAGTTGGAAACATAGTTGCTGATGCACCAGTTTCTTGGTTAGGGGCATCGGGACACTCAGGAGGCACAGCACAAGTTTCGGGATCAGGAACATTGCGTCCGAATGAGCCTGGAGTTTCACCGAAAGATTATGCGATATTTGCCTCTGGATGTGATTTCACATATCACGATCCGAGTCTTTACGGAGGGAAATCTCAGATCCCAACAATCTCTGCGGTCGCATCGGATATTTCTGTTAAAGCAACATCAAGGGATGTTGCCGCCGCAACCATAATTTCTCAAAGGTCTTTCATTAATTTTGACTCAAGTAGTGTGAACACTACGAGTGCTAGATCCGGACCAAAGAGTACAACTAATATATTCTCAGATAAGTCAACATATTCTCCACCTAAGGTTTAACGCATGGCATCTTTCAAACAAATCGGCAATAAAATATTCATAGATGGGTTGGAGATTCCATTTGAAGTTTTTAAAATTCTTGAGCCAAACTATAACCCTCAGTCGGGTATGGAGGCTTTGAATTATAATGGTGAAGTTTTGGTAGTTCGCACAAATGGAATAACAAGCACTATTAGTGGAAAATGGAAAGACGGTGAGAGATACATTCAAAGGAAGAAAGATTTTATTTCTCTCCTAGGAATGCTCCGAAAAGAAGACAGCGAGGTTAACGAAGAAGTAAATGCAATTACTGATCCTTCTGGATGTAGGAAAAACGCATTTCCGAACATTGATGAACTCGTAGTCGCTCTATGGGAACACATAGTTGAAAAAAAGAGCCTAAATGATTCTGGAATAGATGAACTTCAGATGAAGAGGATTAGTGTAAAGGATAAATACCCTCTGAAGGAGACATCTAATGCCAGCGATAAACTCACGGGAGAAACTGAAGGATTACTGCCTAAGGGCACTCGGCGCACCCGTAGTCGAAATAAACATAGCGGATGAACAAATTGAAGATCGTCTTGATGACGCTCTCCGCTTCTTCTCCGAATACCATTTCGATGGTGTTGAAAAAGTATACCTGAAATATCAGGTTACTGCTACTGATATCACTCGGGGATATATTGAACTCAAGGCAACAAATAGAAAAGAAATCGGTGGCGGATTAGAAAACGCAGATGCCATATTTGACGCTACTGAAGAAGGTAGAACTGATGAAGATGTCTTGGTCGAAAACCTCATAACGAGTGTAACTAGAATATTCCCATTCACTCAGCAGTCGGTCGGCATGTTCGATATTAGATATCAATATGCACTAAATGATCTTTATACATTTGGAACGATTGATTTAGTTCAATACGATCTAACCCAACAGTACCTCACACTCCTCAGACAATATTTGTCTCCAGACAAGAGTGTTAGATTTAATAGAGTTCAAAATCGTCTTTACATAGACATGAATTGGTCTCAGCAAGTTGCACCAGGATCTTATTTGATTATAGAGTGCTACAGAATATTAGACCCAAGAATTTACCCTGAAATTTATGAAGACAGACTGTTGAAGAGGTATGCAACAGCACTAATGAAAAAGCAATGGGGCGTTAATCTCAGTAAATATAGCGGAGTCAAATTACCCGGTGATATTACTTTGAGAGGAACTGAGATAGCCCAAGAAGCAACAACAGAAATTGAAAATCTTGAAAAAGAAATCATTTCGAAGTACGAACTACCAGCAGATTTTATGATGGGATAAAATGGCACTTAATCCATACATCAGACTCAACAATCAAAACTATCTTCCAGAACAAAATCTGGTTGAGGATCTTACCATTGAAGCAATTAAAATTCATGGTATGGAGATGTATTATATTCCAAGAAGTTTGGTTAAGCGAGATGATTTATTTGGAGAGTCTCGGTATTCCAAATTCAATACCTTCAAAATGATAGAAATGTACATGGATACAACACAAGCGTTTGAAGGTGGAGACACATTCACTAAATTTGGATTTGAAGTCCGTGATAGTGTCAAGTTTACAGTATCAAGAAAAAGATTCATCAGAGAAACAGGAATGCAAAGACCTTTAGAAGGTGATTTGTTATTCTTACCTCTTAATCGTGGATTATTTGAGATCAAATTTGTTGAACACGAAAACCCGTTTTATCAATTGGGAAAATTATTTTCTTACCAATTGACATGTGAACTATTCCAGTACAGTGAGGAAGAATTCAATACGGGTGTAAATGAAATAGATGCGATCAACGATGAAACTGGATACAAGGTTGAACTTACCTTGGGGGGTGTCTATGGAACAGGATCTTTCGCAAAAGGCGACATCGTATATCAATACCAAGACGGTCAAACTACGGGAGGATATGAGGGAGAAACTGCACGGGCGAAAGTTTACCTATACGACAGCGGAGGGGCTGCGCCGATACTTTCTCTTACCGATGTTTCTGGCAAGTGGTTGTATAGCACAAGTTCGTCATTGAAGTATCTTGTGAATAAAGACAATTCACTATACGCAGAGGTCTTTGGTATTAATGATAAGATGGGTATAGGGAATGAGGCTAAAAATAATGAGATTGAAAACGAATCGTTGGATGTTTTGAACTTTGATGAGAACAATCCGTTCGGAGAATTATTTTAATGACTGACTATTATTACCACAGCACGATTAGAAAAGTTGTAGTTGCTTTCGCATCTCTGTTCAATGACATTTATATTTCTAGAAAAGATGAAGATGGCAAAGAAATTGAACGATTTAGAGTTCCAATTGCTTATGGACCAAAACAAAAATTTCTTGCGAGATTAGATAAACTTGGGACTAATTTTGATCAGTCAGTCAAATTGGAAACTTATCTTCCGAGATTATCATTTGAAATATCAAATTTACAATACGATTCATCAAGGAAGTTAAACACAATCCAAAAGACAATAGGGATTGGTTCAGACAATCAACCATACGCTCGTTATGAACGAGTTCCATACAACATATCATTTACCTTGAGTATAATGTCAAAAACTATGGATGATAATTTACAGATAATGGAACAGATACTTCCGATGTTTGGTCCCGAATTTACATTCACAATCAAAGCAATTGACCCGACAGACATGGATGTGGATATTCCTTTAGTTTTTTCTTCATCTACTCTCAGCGATGGAGATGATGGTAGTTACGGAGATTATGGTACAAGGAAGATCACGGTATCAAAC